GTCGTTTTTTTTAATGTTTGTTTTCTTTTTTTTTTTTTTTTAAAGACCCACAATAGGGAAGGGGTTGTTTTTTTTTTTTTTTTTTTTTCTAAGAATAGAAAATTTACTGCGAAGAAAGCAGATCTAATCGCTCAAAACTTCGCTCCGGAGCCTTACGCCAGTCCATATTTCAGGGCTCTCTTCTTTCTCCAGATGTGATAGGGTTCCTCTAAGTAATCCAACTGCTTATCCGCCATACGTTCTTTGTTGGCTTCTTCAATTGCAAGGTTCACTCGTTTCAGTTCTCCATCATAAATCTCCTTTCCATGCATTGACAACGCTTCTACGTAGTTGTTCATGGTGGCTTCGTAACTCGTTCGTTTACTCACTCCGATGGTCTTTCGTCTCCATTGTATTGATTCGTTCAATACGGAAAGCTCAGTAGGCATAACAATAACCCCTAAACTATCTCGCTTGAATTTCCTCTTGCAATAGAGCACATCGTGGATATCTTCAAAATCGAACTCCTTGCCACTCTTCTCCGCGTCCGTGTAGCCAAAACCATGTTTCGAAAACCATGCTTTCATCGTTCTAAAATTTATCCATTCTTTGATTTTAGGTCCAGGTACAACTAAATGATCGTCACCCCAAAAGGTTAATTCCACGTTTTCCTGAATTTCTTTAGTCGTCAGATATAATTTATACTGTTCCAAAATATCAATGATTGCAGTCAACTGAAGAATCCAATTCACAACTGAATTCATCGGCGCCGTTACCGCAATTCCCGAGGGTAGTCCTTGATGTTTTCTCGCAACCGTATTCAAACTAACCAGTACACAATGTATTATTGCTCTGATTAATCCACATCTAATGTGATCATTTCCATCATCGTACCAAACATTTGCCAAGTAAGCGTATTTCATCAATAACTCATCAGGCAGACATCCATCCCAGCTTTCAAAATCGCCGGCAATACAGTCCGTTCCTAATCTAGTTAATCTATCATACAACGCTTGGGCGTCTGGTCCGTTGAAATCTATTCCCACAGCTACCGGCATCTCAGTGCAATTATTCTGCATTGCTGCATTAAACGCTCCGAAGTACTTTCGCAATAACATGTTGAATTCCATTGGTGATACATCAAAAACTCGCGTCTTAGCATTAGCAATATGCTTCAGCTTCCTTCGCTCATCCTTCAGATTTTCATAGATAACTATCACAACCTCTTTTCTTTGCTTCAGTCTATCTTCCATTAATTCTAACTTCCTTCTAAAATCTTCACTCACATGAACACCGCGTGCGACATAATCATCTTTCAATTTCGCATATCGCTTCTCATTAGCCTCCCACTTCACATCAAACATAAATTTCTTTCCTTTTGAAAGTGGTGGCTTATAATTCTTCCACGGCAATCCAGGCGAGGTATCTAAGTCCATCGCAGGTATTAACCCACATTCGGTTCCATTTACCATTACATCTTCAGTCAGTATTCGTCTTTCAATTCCTCTGACTGGATTCATCT